TAGGCGCATTTAATATTACCTCCTCATCATTTATTGTTGGTGGAGGATTAGCAACGCAGTTCTTAAAGGCTAACGGCACGCTTGACTCAACAGTCTATCAGCCTGCTGGTAACTATATTACTCAATTATCAGGTGAGGCAACTGCTTCAGGTCCTGGTAATGCTAGTGTTACCTTAAGTAATAGTGCTGTAATTAACAAAGTTTTAACAGGTCTTACTATTACAGGAAGTGTAATTGTTGCAACTGATAGCATACTTACTGCATTTGGTAAGGTCCAGAATCAAATCAACACTCTTGTTGGTGGTGTTCAGTATCAGGGCACGTGGAATGCTGCTACTAACACTCCAACATTAACAAGTTCAGTTGGTGTTCAGGGTCATTACTACGTAGTAAGTGTACCAGGAAGCACAAATCTTAATGGGATTACTGACTGGAAGCTTGGCGACTGGGCAATTTATAACGGAACTGCTTGGGACAAGATTGACAATACAGATGCTGTTATAAGTGTAAATGGGGAAGTTGGAGCTGTTGTTCTTACAACAACTAATATTAGTGAAGGAACCAATTTGTACTTTACTAATTCACGTGCTAGGACTGCAATAAACTTAACTACCACTGGTAACAGTGGAGCAGCAACTTACAATAATACTAATGGATTCTTTAATATCCCTGAGTATACATTATCAGGTCTTGGTGGAGTCCCTTTAACAAGACAGCTAACTATTAATGGTACAGCATTTGACTTATCAGCAAATAGAAGTTGGAACGTAGGGACTGTAACAAGTGTAGGGACTAATGCTCCATTGACAGGTGGTACTATTACAGGGTCTGGAACGATAGGCATTACGCAGGCAGGAGCAAGTTCAGATGGATATCTGTCTAGTACTGATTGGACTACATTTAACAGTAAGCAGAATGTTATTACTAATCCTGTAACAGGGACTGGTACGGCATTCTTTTTGCCTATGTGGGCAAGTGCTAGTAGCCTTATTAATAGCCCCCTTTCTTATGCTTCGGATGCGTTTACCTTTGGGTATAATAGCGCAACTGGGGGTACTGTAAACTTCACAAATAGTGGATTAACTCCTTACACGTATTCAATTCAGATGAATAACTTCGGGTCACCGAGATCAACTATTCATAGTTATACTGATGGGGTAGTAGTACAATCTATTGGTGGCACTCAGGTGTCTAGGATTTTTGCTAATGGAAACACTGTTTTGGGGATTGGTATTGTTGATAATGGGAATAAACTTGAGATAGAGGGTAGTCTAAAGGTTAACACAATTGATAATGCTACTACTGATACGGATAGATTTCTAGTATCAGACTTAGGGGTTATCAAATATAGGACAGGCACTGAGTTGCGTTCAGATATTGGCGCAGGCGTTGGTTCTGTTACAAGTGTGGGCCTTACTATGCCTTCAGCATTTAGTGTCGCTAACAGCCCTGTAACAGGCTCAGGGACGCTTGCTGTAACAGGAGCAGGTAGTGCATCTCAGTACGTTAGAGGGGATGGAACATTGGCTGACTTTCCTACAACTACAGGAGGAGGCTCTTCAGTTAGCTACTACTTGAATGGTTCAGTAAGTCAGGGTACTATTGGTGGGGTTGCTTATAGAGAACTAAGCGAGATTCCTATTTTTGGAGCAGGAACAGATATAAGTATTGCTGCTGATGGTTACATTGCTTCTTTTATTACTGATGCTGGTGACCCTTCTTTGCTTAATATTCCTGCCGGTAACTGGAACTTTGAAACATACTTTAGCGCATCTAGTGGTGGGGGAACACCTACATTCTATGTTGAGTTATATAGATATGACGGCACTACTTTTACTCTTATAGCTTCAAGTAGTGGCACTCCTGAGTTAATTTCTTTTGGGACAAATATACAGCCATACTTTTCTACTCTTGCTGTTCCTCAAACTGCATTAGCATTAACAGATAGGCTTGCTATTAGATACTATGTAGCAACATCAGGTAGAACTATTACACTTCATACTGAAGACAATCACCTTTGCCAAGTTATTACCACGTTCTCCAATGGGTTAACTGCATTGAATGGATTAACAGAGCAGGTTCAATATTTTCAAGTTGGAACTTCAGGAACCGACTTTAATATAGTAAGTTCAGTTGCTACCCACACCTTTAATCTTCCAGATGCCTCTACTTCGAATAGAGGGGTAGTAACTACAGGCACCCAAACCTTTGCAGGTTATAAAATATTTAACGGCACAATAGGTGCAAATGTAGACATCCAACTAGCAACACAAGGAACTGCCCTAAATACCTTTATCAAAAACATCAATGCTACAGGGCAGACTTCCATAGGGTCAAACGGATTCGGCTTTAATAACGCTAACAATATTTACTTCTCAGGGTCAAGTAAAGGAGGAGGTATCATTGCATTCAATAACACAGGGAATCAAACCTATACCCTTCAGAATGCTTCAGGTACTCTTGCTTTCACTTCGGATCTAGGTGGCTATTTACCTTTAACAGGTGGTACTTTGACCGGTGCTTTGAATGGAACTAGTGCAAATTTCACAGGAAATCTTGGATCAGATACTTCAGTTTTTGCAAATCAGGCTTTCAGGTCATTGCATTCAGGTTCTGTATCTACTATAAATGGTTATAATTCAATTCAAGGAGATGCAAATGGATTTATAGTAGCAAATACTACAAAAGGATTCAGAATTAATTTTCCATCAAATTCTAGTTTTACACAAACTTTGCCTGATGCATCAGGTACTATAGCCTTGACTAGCAACCTATCTGCTTACTTACCTTTGGCAGGTGGTACTTTGACAGGTGCTTTGAACGGGACTAGTGCTAGTTTTAGTTCTACAATTACTGCACAAAGTAGCGGTGGTAGTGGATTAAGAGTGTATGGTGGTAGTGGAACTAATCAATGGGATATTTATTTAAACAGCACTAATCTAAGATTCTCAGATAATACAGGTACAGGTTCTATAGTTTTTGACAGGCCTTTGAACGGGACTAGTGCTAGTTTTACGGGGGATGTTTCATTATCGGGGGCACAAAATGTAAGATGGGGTTTAGATGATGGCTCTGCAAATGCTAGATCATGGGGAATAAGAAACGGATATAATGCTTCAGGTGATTTTGTAATTCTTTCATCTTCTACAAATAATACAACCTTAAATACAGTACAATTACAAATAGCAAGAACAGGCGCGGCTACCTTTTCAGGTGCTTTGAACGGGACTAGTGCTAGTTTTACGGGTACTGTTATAACTCCTTTTATTAATGTAAATTCAGCAAGTGGTCAAATAGGTAGTTTTAGAAGCACTAGCGTTAATGGTGGTTATGTTACTTGGGAATCTAGTACAGGCACGATTGCGGATATTGGGACAGTTCAGCAAATTTTTGGAACAGGAGGTAATGACACTTTTGGCATAAATGCAAGAGGTGCTAGATCTTTAATATTTGGAACAAACAATACTGCAAGATTCACCCTAGCCTCCACAGGTGCGGCTACCTTCTCAAGTAGCGTGACGGCAACAAGCGGTTCTTTGTTTAACAATAATTCGGGAGTATTAACTCAAGACATTTTAACAATTAGAGGCGGGGGTTCAAGCGGTGCCTTTGGGTTTAGAGTTGAGGCAAATAATGGTGAATCTATTTTTAGAACTAGTAATTTTACATATAATGTTTTAATGTGTGAAAACGCAGGAAATGTAGGCATAGGCACGGCTAGTCCTTCAGGCAAATTACATATTGTAACACCCGCGGGGGCTGATTTTCAAACCGCAATTAATTTAGAAAAAGCAGGTGGATTTGGAAATGTAAATTTGCAATCTTATTATATTGATGTACCTAATTATGGATTAGCAGTAAAGGTTGGAAATGTTACGGGAATGGTTGTCAATGGTGCCGGTCAAGTAGGCATCGGTACTACTACTCCTCAAGCGACTTTAGATGTTGCAGGAAACATAAGAGTAGGTAATCAATTAGATAGCACTTCAAGATATGTAGGCAAGATAGGTACTGGCGGTAGTATTAGAAATGCCATAGGATTTATTAGCAGTTCTACAGAAGATTATGTGATGATTAATACTCACCTCTCAGGTCAAAGAAGTGGTGAATGCGCACGATTTACTGGTGCAGGATACTTGAAGGCTAGTCCTACGGGAACATATACTTACGGAAACAATGTTTATACTTTTCATAGTATTGAAAATAATGTAGCAGATTGGGCAGCAGGAATAGTTAATAATTCAGCATCAAATAATTATGGACTTTTAATTACATATCCTAACAATGCTCCAAATGGCGGAGATAATTGGTTTATATTTTGTTCAGATTTGCAGAATGCTAGATTTAGAGTTGCATCAAATGGAAACGTAACCAACACAAACGGATCTTATGGTTCTATTTCAGATATTAAACTAAAAGAGAATATCACAGATGCTACCCCTAAATTAGAAGACCTTCTAAAAGTCAAGATTAGAAACTACAATTTGATAGGGGAAGAGACCAAGCAAATAGGGGTAATTGCTCAAGAACTTGAGGAAGTATTCCCTGCAATGATTGACGAATCCGAAGACTTTGAAGAGGTAGAAGTACCACAACTTGATGAGGAAGGAAACGAGATGCTAAATGAGGAAGGCGAAGTAGTAACTACCAAGCAAAGAGTAAGCAAAGGTACTACCACCAAGTCTGTTAAATATTCAGTATTCGTACCTATGTTGATCAAGGCTATCCAAGAACAGCAGGAGATTATAAATGAAATGAGAGCAGAAATAGATTCACTTAAAACCAAATAAAAACAAAATGAAAATCACGCTTAACGAAGACCAAATCAAAATGCTAGAAGCATGGGCCGGGATGTCCTTCATTTAAATAAAAATATACCATGTCAACTATTAATTCATACGCTAACGATACCACTCCATCTTACACTGATAAGTTGATTGGAACAGATGCACAGGATAGCAACAAGACTAAGAACTTTACTATCGGAACAATTCTATCAATGCCTCTACCATCTGTACCTGTATACGCTAACAATACAGCGGCACTAGCAGGTGGTCTTGTGGCAGGCAACGTGTACCGAATCACAGGGACAGGACAACTAGGAGTGGTATATACTCCATAATCCTGCCTAATAAAATTTAATCTAATGGACATAAGAAAAATAGCAGGAGGTAGTTCTTTGGAAGGAGTTCAACTACACTATGCCTGTTGCAATTGAATACAATATAAACTACTAATGCAGTCCCCATTTGATTTTATCGTGAAGCCAATAAATGGTGAGCGATACAACAACACCAAGGACATTGGTGGCATTGAGTTTATTGTCAACACATCAGAGGAGGACCACAAGTTCTCCAACAGATATGCTGAGGTGATCGAGGTGCCCTATGGATACGATGGTCCTGTGCAGCAGGGTGATACACTATTGGTACACCATAATGCATTTAAGTTCTACAATGACATTAGAGGTAGACGTAAGAGTGGTCGGTCATTTTTTAGAGACGATAAGTTCTTCATAGAGCCTGACCAGTTCTACCTATATCGCAGAGGCGATATTTGGTACACCTATGACCGCTACTGCTTTGTTAAGCCTATCCCAGCAATTGATAGTTACATTAAGAAGCCATTCACTCACGAGCCACTCATGGGAGAGATGGTTTACCCTAATGCCTATCTCCTATCTCAAGGTATTCGTACAGGTGACAAGATATGCTTCAAGCCAGACAGTGAGTATGAGTTTGATGTGGATGGGGAGAAGTTGTATAGGATGTTTGACCATCAGATAACTATCAAGCTATGAGAGACCCTAAAGAAATTAAGTTAAAGATAATTGAGGCAGGGCACCAGGCTGTAGAGCAACTAATTAAGGTCGCCAAGGAGGCCATCATTAAGCATGAGGATGACGATGAGTTGTCTGCTGACAGATTAAAGAATGCCGCAGCGACAAAGAAGTTAGCCATCTTTGATGCGTTTGAGATTCTCAACAGAATAGAGGCTGAGCGTGAAGCTCTTGAGATGTTGGACAAGGGAGTGAACAGAACAGAAACTAAACAAGGATTTGCAGAGCGAAGGTCTATATCGAATCGTTAAGGATCACGTCCCACAGAACTCTTTAAATAAAAAGAATAGTGGAAGGACATGGATGTACGGCTACAATGAGCAGTACGACATGGTGGTTATATCTAGGACTGGAGAGATAGGTGATATCATAAATATCTCAGGGCTGAATATTGCCCTGCCTAAGGCACCTAAAGATTGCTATCGCAGGAGTGACTCTCCTGCAAAGCAGTACTGGGAGAGGCAAGATTTGCCAAAGGAGTTGTCAAAGATACAGTCAATCTTTCACTGGAATGAGATGCCTGCTGAGTTTAAGGACAGGTGGGTGGACTACATTGAGACAGAGTTTGATAGGCGTGAGGAGGGTATGTGGTTCATGAACAATGGTGAGCCAACATACATCACAGGGTCTCACTACATGTACTTGCAGTGGTCCAGCATTGACGTAGGATACGCAGACTATCGTGAGGCTAACCGCATATTCTTTATATTCTGGGAGGCATGCAGAGCAGACACTAGGGCATTTGGTATGATATACCTAAAGATTAGACGCTCAGGGTTCTCATTCATGTCATCATCAGAGTGCGTGAACATAGCCACTCTTGCTCGTGACTCTCGTGTTGGTATCCTATCTAAGACAGGTGCTGATGCTAAGAAGATGTTCACTGACAAGGTGGTCCCAATAAATAGCAGGCTACCATTCTTCTTCAGACCTATCATGGATGGTATGGACAAGCCAAAGACTGAGCTTGCGTACCGGGTACCTGCTTCTAAGATTACTAAGAAGAACATGGCGAATGCCTCTGACACTGAAGTGATTGGTCTTGACACCACCATTGACTGGAAGAACACGGAGGAGAACTCTTACGATGGTGAGAAGTTATTATTTTTGGCACATGATGAGAGTGCTAAGTGGACCAAGCCAAACAACATTCTCAACAACTGGCGAGTAACTAAGACCTGTCTCAGGGTGGGTAGCAAGATTATTGGCAAGTGCATGATGGGGTCTACATCAAATGCGTTGAGCAAGGGTGGAGACAACTATAAGAAACTATACGATGACTCAAATGTATTAACTAGAAATGCAAATGGACAAACTAAGAGCGGTCTATACTCATTGTTTATACCAATGGAGTGGAACATGGAGGGATTCATTGATAGGTATGGCATGCCTGTACTTAGAAAGCCTTCTGCTCCTATCCTTGGTGTTGACAACCAGATGATACGTAATGGTGCCATAGACTATTGGGAGGCTGAGGTGGACTCATTGAAGAATGATGCCGATGCACTCAACGAGTTCTATCGCCAGTTCCCTCGCACGGAGAGCCATGCGTTCAGGGACGAGAGCAAGTCATCTATCTTTAACTTGACTAAAATCTATCAGCAGATAGACTACAATGACTCAATGATTGAGGGGCAGATGGTCACACGTGGGTCCTTTCATTGGAAGGATGGTGAGAAGGATGGCAAGGTTATATGGACACCTGACCAGCGTGGCAGGTTCTTAATTAGTTGGGTCCCTCCTACTAACATGCAGAACAATGTGGTGAATAGGAACGGAATGAAGTATCCTGGCAACGAGCACCTTGGCTCATTTGGCTGTGACCCATATGATATCTCTGCCGTAGTAGGTGGGAGAGGATCTAATGGTGCGTTGCATGGGATGACTAAGTACCACATGGACGATGCTCCTGCAAACCAGTTCTTCTTAGAGTACATTGCTAGACCACAGACTGCTGAGATATTCTTCGAAGATGTGCTGATGGCCTGTGTGTTCTATGGGATGCCAATGCTTGCGGAGAATAACAAGGCACGTATACTGTACCACTTTAAGAACAGGGGCTACAGAGCGTTCTCATTGAACAGACCTGACAGGGTGCTGAACAAGTTGAGCAAGACAGAGCGTGAGTTGGGTGGCATACCTAACTCAAGTGAAGAAGTGAAGCAGGCACACGCCTCTGCTATTGAGTCGTATATTGAGAAGTTCATTGGGTTTGATATGACATCTACCTACCGACCAGCGGATGAGATAGGCACAATGCCATTCATTAGAACGCTTGAGGACTGGGCTAAGTTTGATATTAATGACCGAACAAAGCACGATGCATCAATCAGTTCTGGATTAGCTATAATGGCAAATCAAAAACATGTATATTTACCAGATAAAAAAGAGTCGAAAATTAGTGTTAATTTCGCAAAGTACGCTAACACTGGAAATCAAAGTAAAATTATTAGATGAAAGATGTCGTAGTCAATATATCTTCAACAGCATTTCCAAGCCAGTTTGTTTCTGATTCGGAGAAAGCAACACCTGAGTTTGGTCTTCAGGTGGGACAAGCCATTCAGTATGAGTGGTTTAGAAAAGATGGAAGTCAATGCAGATATTACAATCAGTGGGCTGAGTTTAATCGCTTGCGTTTATACGCACGTGGTGAGCAGTCCATTCAGAAATATAAGAATGAGTTAGCCATTGATGGTGACTTATCTTACCTAAACCTTGACTGGACTCCAGTTCCTATTCTCCCTAAGTTTGTTGACATTGTTGTTAACGGCATGGGAGATAGACTCTTTAAGGTTAAGGCATACGCACAGGATGCGATGTCTCAGGCTAAGAGGAGTAAGTATCAGGACATGATTGAGAGCCAGATGCTTTCTAAGGATTTGCTTCTAAAGATACAGGGCGAGACTGGCGTTAATCCATTTGTTACTAACCCGGAGGAGTTGCCTCAGACTGATGAGGAACTATCTCTATACATGCAGCTTAAGTATAAGCCTGCGATTGAGATTGCTGAAGAGGAGGCTATTAATACCATTCTTGATGAGAATCACTACCAAGATACACGCAAGCGTATTGACTACGACTTAACGGTACTAGGAATTGGCATTGCTAAGCATGAGTTCTTACCAGGGTCTGGCGTTGAGGTGTCCTATGTTGACCCTGCCAATGTTGTGTACAGTTACACTGAGGACCCATTCTTTAAGGACTGCTTCTATTGGGGAGAGATTAAGACTCTTCCTATGACTGAGTTGCTTAAGATTGACCCGACTCTTACACGTGAGCAGTTGGAAGAGATATCCAAATACTCTCAGAGTTGGTATGACTACTACAATGTTGCTCGATTCTACGAGAACAGCATGTTCTATCGTGATACCTGCACCTTGCTTTACTTCAACTATAAGACCACCAAGAAGATGGTCTACAAGAAGAAGATTCTTGAAGGTGGTGGTACTCGTGTTATAGAGAAGGATGACAAGTTTAATCCTCCTGTAGAGATGATGGAGGAAGGTCGATTCGAGAAGATTGAGAAGACCATTGACGTGTGGTATGATGGTGTCATGGTGATGGGTACCAACTTCTTGTTGAAGTGGGAACTATCTGAGAACATGGTAAGACCAAAGTCTGCATCTCAGCATGCTATACCAAACTATGTGGCATGTGCACCACGCATGTACAAGGGTGCTATTGAGTCGTTGGTGAGAAGGATGATACCTTTTGCTGACTTGATTCAGTTGACTCACTTAAAGTTACAGCAGGTCATTGCACGTACGGTGCCTGATGGTGTGTTCATTGATGCGGATGGATTGAATGAGGTTGATTTGGGAACAGGTGCAGCATACAACCCTGAGGATGCGTTGAGACTATACTTCCAGACTGGTAGTGTTATTGGGCGTAGTTACACTCAGGATGGTGACTTTAACAATGCACGAGTTCCTATTCAGCAGCTTACATCTAACTCAGGTGCGGCTAAGACTCAGATGTTGATTGCTAACTACAATCACTATCTAGACATGATCCGTTCTGTGACTGGTCTTAATGAGGCTAGAGATGGATCTACTCCAGATCCTAACGCATTGGTTGGTGTACAGAAACTTGCAGCACTTAATTCAAACACAGCAACTAGACACATCCTTGAGAGTGGTCTATTTATTTATCGTACAATTGCTGAGGCACTTACGTATCGTGTTGCTGACATTCTTCAGTACGCTGACTTCAAGGATGACTTTGCTAATAAGATTGGCAAGTACAACGTGTCTATCTTGAATGACATTAAGGACCTTTACATCTACGACTTTGGTATCTTCATTGAGATTTCTCCAGACGAGGAGCAGAAGGCACAACTTGAGCAGAACATTCAGGTTGCTCTAGCCAAGGGTGATATTAATCTTGAGGATGCTATTGACATTAGAGAGATTAAGAATCTTAAACTTGCTAACCAGTTATTGAAACTCAAGAGAGTGAAGAAGCAGGAGCGTGAGGAGAAGATGGCTATGCAGAAGCAGGAGATGATGGCTCAGCAGCAGTTGCAATCTCAAGAATTTGCAGCGCAGACTGCTATGCAGAACATACAGTTAGAGGCTCAAGCCAAGATGCAATTGAAGCAGGCTGAGGTGGCGTTTGACATTGAGAAGTTGAAGGCAGAGGCTGAGCTTAAGAGAATGTTGATGGCTGAAGAGTTTAACTATCAGATGCAGATTTCTGGTGCTAAAGAATCATTGCTCGCAGATAGAGACATGATGAAGGAAGAATCTAAAGCCAAGAGAATTAGTCAGCAGAACACTGAGCAGTCTAAGTTGATTAATCAGAGGAAGAATAACTTACCTCCGTTAAACTTTGAATCCAATGAGGATACGCTTGATGGGTTCGATATGGCAGAGTTTGAGCCACGTTAAAAAAAAATATATATTTGTAACATAAAATCTAATTAAATGGAAATCAAAGTAAGATCACTAGATGCAGTTGAGCCAAAAAGTATTCAGGAAGTTGAACAAGAACTTCTCGAAAAGCATGAAAAGGAAATCAACGGTGAGGTATCAATTGGTTTGGATACTTCTAGTATTGACAATGGAGTTCAAGATACTCCTCCACAAGAGGAGGAATTATCTGAAGAAAAAGTTCTTTCATATATTGGAAAGAGATACAATAAGCAAATCAATTCATTCGATGAGTTGATGGATCAGAGACAGGTAAATGAAGAATTACCTGAGGATGTTTCAGCTTATTTAAATTATAAGAAGGATACTGGTCGTGGCTTCGATGACTTCCTAAAGCTTAGGAAAGATTACGATGCTATGGACCCTGATAACCTTCTTAGAGAGTACCTTGCAGATACGCAACAGAATCTTGATTCTGAGGATATCGATGTCTTAATGGAGGAGTATACCTACGATGAGGACCTAGATGAGGAATCAAAGATTAAGCGTACAAAGATTGCAAGAAAGAAAGCTATTGCCGAGGCGAAGAACTACTTCAACTCTCAGAAAGAGAAATATAAGTTTCCGCTTGAGTCAAGTGGTATGGGCTTATCTCAGGAAGAGAAGGAGGAGTTTGATGCTTATCGTCAGTATACAAAACAGTCAAAGAGTATAGAGGAGGAAAGTAATCGGAAGCGTAAGTGGTTTGACCAAAAGACAGATGAGGTCTTTAGTAAAGACTTCAAAGGATTTGAGTTCGACATTAACGATAAGAAGATTCTATTTACTCCGGCATCTGCTTCAGAATTAAAGAGTGCTCAGTCAAGTCCATTAAACTTTGTTAATAAGTTCTTGGATGAGAGTGGACTAATTAAGGATGCTGCTGGATACCACAAGTCTTTGTCTATCGCAATGAATCCTGAGAAGTTTGCCAAGTTCTTTTATGAGCAAGGGCAGGCGGATGCTACCGATGACGTTTTACGTAAGACCAAAAATATAAATATGTCTGAGCGTAGAGCTCCTGAGGTTGTTAATAAGGGTGGAATGCAGGTGAAGGCGGTTGCGCCAGACTCTGGAAGGGGTCTAAAAATCCGCAGTATTAAAAAAATCTAACAACTAAAAAAACAAAACAATGCCAGTATTAAACACCCCTGGGTTCCAGTTGCAGCCAAGTGCTGAGCAGGTGCCTTTATCAACTAACTACATTACCAACTTTGACTTCTTGAACCAGTATCTTCCTGATACCTACGAGAAAGAATTCGAGCGTTATGGTAACCGTACCGTGGCTTCCTTCCTAAGAATGGTTGGAGCTGAAATGCCATCCAACTCTGACATGATCAAGTGGGCTGAGCAAGGTCGTTTGCATACTAAGTATGTGAACTGCGATTCTTCTGCTGCTGCTGGAGCAGACTCTGCAACTATCACTGTTGCTGATGCTAACGTAACTGCAATTGCTATCCGTGCTGGACAGACTGTATTTATCTCTGATAATGCTACAGGTCTTTCTAACAAGGGTATCGTTACTGCTGTTAACACATCTGCTGATACTTTCGATGTTGCTTACTACGAAGGTGCTGGACAGACTTTCTCTGGAACTGCTGTACTTTCTGTATGGATTTATGGTTCTGAATTTAAGAAAGGAACTGTTGGTATGATTGGTTCTTTGGAAGCTGAAGACGAAATCTTCGACAACTCTCCAATCATCATCAAAGACAAGTATGCTGTATCTGGTTCTGACATGGCTCAGATTGGATGGGTAGAAGTAACTACCGAGAATGGTGCAACTGGATACCTTTGGTATTTGAAGTCTGAGCACGAGACTCGTCTACGTTTCGAAGACTACCTTGAGACTGCAATGATTGAAGCAGTTCCTGCTGAGACTGGTTCTGGTGTGGCTAACGCTTCTTTGAACCCATTGTATGGTAACAAAGGTTCTGAGGGTATCTTCTACGTGGTTAACAACCGTGGTAACGTATGGGGTGGTGGTAACCCAACTACTCTATCTGACTTTGATAGCATCATCTCTCGTCTTGACAAGCAGGGATCTATTG